CGCTACTCTAAGCGGAAGTCTTGCCGCAACTAACTTGACTGGCAATATTGACTCAGATAGAATTACTCAAATTAATGCAAGTAAAGTTGTAAATTTACCAGCTAGTACTGATTCTAGTGCTGTGCAGGCAATGATTGACTCTTCTTTTACGGAAGATTTCACTCTTGCTGCAATTAATGCACTAGATGCAAGTGCTACTAATTGGGACTCTGATCTTATTCCTCCTTTGCCTGCTTCTAGAATTAGTAGTGGCACGTTTGATTCTGCTCGTATACCAACATTAGTATTGGGCACAGATACACAAGGCGCATATGTAGAGAGTGTTACAGCAGGCGTTGGTATTAAATCAGCAGGTATTTCTGGCTCTACTCCTACTGTAACTGTTGACTCTGCATTCATCAGAAGCATTCCAGTTGCAGGAACTGGTGTGGTTTATACAGAAGCCACTGGAACATTTGCAATTGGACAAGCTGTAGACTCTACAGACAACGTAAAGTTTGCTAATGTTGAAGCAACAAACTTCACTTCATATAATGAATTCAATATCTTTGACTCTGCTAACGGCGAAGAAGTTGCGCATTTAACGGGTGATCCAGATAATGGGTTAATCATCCACTCTCATGCACATGCAACTGATGGTGGCATTCGCTTTCAAATTCACAATGCAGCAGACTCTGACTATCTGATTATTTCTAGACCTACTGGTATTTCGTTTGTCAACAGAAGAGCTAGAGACCTTGCTGATCCTACTCAAGATCAAGATGCTGCTACTAAGTCATATGTTGATGGTGTGACACAGGGCCTTTCAATTAGAGACCCCGCAAAGGCAGCAACTGTCACAAACTTGACTAATACAAATGATATTACATCATACGTTTATGACAGTGGAGCTAAAGGCTTTGGAGCAAAGATTTTAATTACGGCTACAATTGGTCTAGACTCTGTTGATGGTTATACGTTACAATTAAATGATAGAGTTATTGTAAAAAATGAAACTGGTGCTAACTTACCATTCAATGGTATTTACACTTGGGACTCTGCAAAGGGTCTTACTAGAGCCACTGATATGGACTCTGGTAGTGAGTTTAACGGTGGTGAATTTGTCTTTGTTCAAGAAGGTACTGTTAACGGTGGCAACGGCTTCTCGCAAAAAGATAATATTACTCTTGTAGGTGATAGTGACGTTCACTTTGTACAGTTCTCTGGTGCTGGTCAGATTACGGCTGGACAGGGTATTGTAAAAGATGGTAACACTCTTGACGTTGATTTATCTGGCACTCCAGGCCTTGAATTCTTCGCTAATCAACTGCAAGCAAAAGTAGATAACTCTACTATTGAAAGAGTTGCTGGTGGTCTTGCTGTCAAAGATGGTGGTATCAGCGTTGATAAATTCCTTACTACTGGTGGTACAGGCGTAACAGTTGATAATATTTTAAGTAACGCTGGACACACAACAGATAATATTTCTGCTGCTCAAATTGGTACCACAAATCAGTTTTATAATACAACAAAAGGTGACTCTGATACTAGAGCATTAGTTGACTCTGCGTTTGTTAGACCATTTGCTAGAGCAGCCATCACAGCAGGTGCAAACATTACATACGATTCGGCAACAGGTGTTATTGCTGGTGTCGCTGCATACGGAGATGCTGATGTCACTGCACTTGTAAATTCTGACTATGTACAAGACAGAGCAGATTCTGCCTACATTAAAACTGTAACAGGTATTGATGCAGGAACTCTTGGTGGTCAGGCTATTGGCGCTTTCTTGAGAAGTGATGCAACAGACGCATACACTAGTGGCACATTAACGTTTAACACTGGCACTACAGTCACTGCGGCAGACGGCGCTACTGTCAACTTTGATATGGCAGATGGAACTGCTCCATTTTCTGTAACTTCTACCACTAATGTACCAAACCTTAACGCCTCTAGTTTGAGCGGTGTGGCTTCTGGTAGTTTCTTGAGAAGTGATACTTCTGATAACTACACAAGTGGTACATTAACATTCGACAATGGAACTACTGTAGCATTTAATAATACCACAGTATCTACTAATGCACCATTTACAGTGGCTTCTACAGTAAAAGTGACTAATCTAAACGCTGACTTGTTAGATGATCAAAATGGTAGTTATTATCGTATAGATATATTAGACTCTACAGGCACAGTACTGAACACATAAGGAAAATTGAATGGCTAATCCATCTACCAGACAAGGACTGATAGATTATTGTAAAAGAAAGCTTGGCGATCCTGTAATTGAGATTAACGTAGAAGAGACTCAGTTAGAGGATCGTGTTGATGAAGCTATTCAGTTCTATCGTGAATATAACTCTGATGCTTTGTTTAGAACATATGTAAAGCATCTTGTTACTGCCGATGATGTTGCTAATAAGTATATTACGGTAAACGATAATGTATTATTTGTACAGAGATTATTTCCTATCAATTCTTCTGGTACAACATCATCAAACTTTTTTGATTTAAAATATCAGTTGTCTTTAAATGAACTTTATGACCTGAATACGTTTATTGGTGACTTGGCTTACTATGAGCAAATGCGTCAATATGTTTCTTTACTTGATATGAAACTCAATGGTCATCCACAGATTACTTTTAGTAGAAATCAAAATAGAATTTATATTCATGGTGATTTCAATAATCAAGAAATTGAAGCAGGTGATTATATTGTCTTTGAAGTTTATCAAGCAATTGATCCTGAGACACATACAGACGTTTATAATGATATTTTCTTAAAAGAGTATTTGACACAACTGATCAAACAGCAATGGGGCGCTAATCTGATTAAGTTTGACGGCATGGTTTTGCCTGGTGGTGTAACAATGAACGGTAGACAGTTATATGATGATGCAACTCAAGAGCTAGAAAGATTAAGGGAACAAGTCAGACTTACTCATGAAATGCCTGTTGACTTCTTTTTAGGATAAGACATGGCTAGAAATCCGTATATATCTCAAGCAGTTCGTTCAGAGCAAGACCTTTACGAAAATATCATCATTGAATCTCTAAAGATTTATGGGCAAGATGTTGAATACATGCCTAGAACTCTTGTTAATGAAGATGCCATTTTTGCTGAAGACCCTGTATCTAGATTTGATGATGCATATACAATTGAAATGTATCTTGAGAACACAGATGGCTTTGAAGGTGATCAAGAGCTATTCACAAAGTTTGGTGTAGAAATTCGTGACAGAGCAACTATGCATGTTGCACGACGCAGATGGGATGCTGTTGTTGGTGCATATGTCACTTATGATAGACCAAGAGAAGGTGATCTAGTTTACTTGCCATTGTCCGATCAAATCTTTGAAATTATGAGAGTGGTGGACGATAGACCATTCTACCAGCTTTCTAATCTTCCTACATATAGACTTGACATTGAACTCTTTGAATACAATGATGAAGACTTTGATACAGGTGTTGAAGAAATTGATGAAGCTGAGTCGTTGGGTAATGTTATTAAACTAACTCTGAATGCTTCTGACTCCGATGGTCTTGAGCTTGGCGAAAATATTGAATACTTAGTTGATAGTGCAAATGGACCTAAGCTGGTTGGCGAAATTGTCAACTGGGATGCATCAACAAATATTCTGCAAGTTGCACACATCGGTTCAACAGATGGCAAATTCAGAACGTTCACAGCAGGCACTTCAATCACTTCTACGACTACTAACATCACAAAAACAATTTCTGCAATTGATGAAGAACTGCAACAATCGTTTAGTCAGAATGATGCATTTGAAACAACAGGTGATGATATCATTGACTTTAGTGAGAGCAATCCATTCGGTGAGGTGACATAAGATGCTAAATCAACATTTTTATCACGAAAAGATTCGTAAATGCGTTGCTGTCTTTGGCACTCTATTCAATAATCTTTATGTATTAAGAAAGAATAGTTCTGGTGCTGTTATCAGTCAATTAAAAGTTCCACTGAGTTATGCACCAAAACAAAAGTTTTTGGATCGTATTCGTGAAACAGAAAACATGTCTGATGCAAAGCTTGCAGTAAAATTACCGAGAATGTCTTTTGAAATGTCTGCTCTTTACTTTGACCCTAGCAGACAGTTGCCTAAAGTAAATAATTTTACTCGCCTCGTTTCAACAGATACTGGTGTAAGAACAAAGTTCTTTACTGCTGTGCCATATATTATTAACTTTCAGTTAAACATTTTGGCGAAGACAAATGAAGATGCAGTACAAATTCTAGAGCAGATTTTGCCGTTCTTTAATCCTTCATATACAATCACAATGAAGCCGTTTTCTGATTATGATGATATTACAGAAGATATTCCGATTTCTTTGATTGGCTTATCTTTTAGTGATGACTATGAAGGTCAATTGGAAAATAGAAGAACTATTGTCTATACTCTAGATTTTGAAATTAAAACACAGTTCTTTGGTCCAGTTGCTGATAGTAAAATCATTCGCAAAGCTATTGTGGACTTCAAAGATCAAGATACAAGTGATCTTCTTGAGAGAATTACAGTTGAGCCTAATCCAGCTTCTCTTAACATTATTGGTGATAGTGACTTTGACACAACCACTACATTCTTGTATCCAGGTGAGGGTGATAGCATTTAGTGATTTCAAAATTATATAATGAAGATGGTCTGAATATTGTAGTAAAAGGTTTTTGTCCAGTAGATGTTCTTGAGATATGGAAATCTGAAAAGCTGAATAGCTACAGATATCTCAAAGGTGATTATCTAGTCAAAGTCAGTGAACATAATAAAACTGTTTATATAACAGATTTTGCAGGTAGTCAATCTCCTGGACAATTACCTAGAAATTCAACAATTGTAATCCAAGATAATGAGATAGTATACTGTAAACAAAATTGGACTACAACTAGAAAATATTATATTCCACCTCAAGGCTTTGAAAGAAAGACTAATTTTGACGACTTCTTTCATGCAATTGATAATGCTGTTGCATTAAGATGTACTGATAATCCTACAATAACATTAAGTTGTGGTCATGACTCTGGTGTAATAGCAGCGTCTGCACTAAAACAAAATTTAAAATTTAATGCTCTTTCATTACGCTCAATTGAAAATGAAGATGTACTTGAGAGACGTAGTGAATTGGTAAATGGAACAATACTTGATGGATTTACTCAAGGCAGTGGTCATGACTTTATTGTTAATTTTATTTCAGATAATGTTGTAGTTAGCGGACTAGGTGCTGATGAACTTTATGTGACAGGTGATGATGAATTACTTGCTGAATTTTATGCAGATACGATAGACCTATATGCAAGTAGAGGTATCGAGCATAGATTTCCTTTATCTGATTATTCTGTTTGGGAAGAATATTTTTCTTTAGATGAACGAATAATTAATAAAGCGAACAAATCACCGTTTATAAAATATATGGAGACACTTGATTTTCCTGTTCATTATGGCGAAAAAGTATCTTTTGGTATATAAAAGTCTGATATTATAAATACTTAAAAAACACTAAGGGATAACCATGAGCTTTTCTAGATATTTTGACAACTCTGAATTAGCAGAAGCTATTCGTATTGCGAATGGCCAGACCAAAGGTGTATCCCATATCAATAAGTTTGGATACTTAGTTGGTACTGCCAGCAATACATTAGAAACTGTCTGGGACGGTGGAGGAATATATTCCTACATTGATTCTGTCGGTGCTTCAAGCACTCTAACTGTGACTTCTAATGCAACTGATAGTGGATTAAGTATTGAAGTTCAAGGACTAGATGCTTCATATCAGTCTTTAACAGAAACTATCACTGCGACTAGCGCAGGTAATACTGGATCATCAGAGTTTTACAGAGTGTTTAGAGCGTTGATAGTTAGCAGTGCGGATTCTACAAATTCTGGTGATATTACCATTGATGCAGGATCAACCACTCTTGCGCAGATTTCACAAGATGCTGGCCAGACACTGATGGCTGTATACACTGTACCTGCTGGTAAAACTGCATATCTTAAAAAGTTTCAAGGATCAGTGGGCAAAGCTGGCGGCGATGCTGCATTTTCTCTTATGGCTAGACCAGAAGGCGGGGCCTTTAATATCAAAGGTAGGTATGGAACTGCAACAGCGCCAGTAACATATGACTATCCTGTTCCCTTAGAATTTGAAGAAAAAACTGAT